CTCCCACCGGGTATTTAAACCCACCTCTCCACTAAAACGGAGAGGCCCCCCTCAGCTTGATGTTGACGGTGAGGGCACGTCCAGAACGTGTCAAGTGATCACTGGCAACGGATGGCAGTCCGCCGCGCTTAAGGTGATACTTGAGCAAGGCACCTACTCCATCCACAGAATTGTGGGGAAGAGTAGCCGCAACCACATAACCCTTAACCTTAGGGCTATGGAGGTTATCATCAATCCATTGGGTTTCATACCCAAGAAAGGAGTGACGACCAAGCACCGGTGAAGAGGGCAACACAACCGGAAAGTGCTTAAGCAATTTCCGGATGTAATTGTCCAGCCATTTGCACGTTGACCAGTAACCAGCGAAATAAAGCTGGTTACGAAGTTCAACAATGCTAATGACCCCGGTTACGTCCTGCCGTCGTTGAGGGAATTCATTTCTGACCTTGACAATTGAAACGTCATGGCCATCAAAGTATTCCTTCCCACAAGACTCTCGGAACTTACCGTTCCAGAAAGACTTGGACAGGTTAACCACAGACCCAAAAGTCTGTAGAACCTGAACGACGGTATCCACATAGTCTACAGGGACGATAATATCGTCTCCATAGACACGCACCAGCCGGGAGAAATGATGTACATCCTCCCGACTAAGCGGAGCGTTAGACTCTCTGCCTCTTTCAATTCCTAGAAAGACCAGGGTCAAAAAGACCATGGCCTCAATAGGAAAGCAGAGAGCCGAACCCATGGATGCGAACTTGGCCAGACGGATCACTCCGTGGCCAGGCACATCAGCTTTCCGGGAACGACTTGCATCGACGGCCGCACTCAAATACGGCCATCGAGCAAGAAATTCTCGTACTAGCTGATTGGAGACACGATCGGAAGCCTCGCTCAAGTCGAGCGTGGCGAGGGAACCATTACTGGAACCCTCCTTGGCCATTCTCTGGTTAGGAGACTGGTCCTCGAATCCGATCATACGCTTCAGGTCCGGGAACGTAAGTTCCCTTCGAGAAAGCTTGCGCTTCCTCTTTCCTGAAACATAATCATACATCAGCTCTCGAACCGCCTGTTGTGCATATTGCATACATGACGGTTCTACAGCAATGATGCGTGGTGTCTTCAGCGTCTTAGGAACGGAAATGACCTTAACAGGCATTTCCTCCCTGGGTTCGAGGATGTTAATCCCGTCGAGTTCAGAGTAATAACTCCAACTCGGAAGTAGAAATTCCCCAGCGGGGAATATCTCCTCCAATCGGGTGGTCCAGGTACGGAGATCGTACTTTTGGTTTCCCATCAGTCGATCAGCCGTAGATCCTGGGCCATGCTTGGGAACTGCCTGACCGTTATAGATATCACTATCTATTTCAGTAAGGTAGCTCGCAAACAGCAACGAGCCAATACGTCGAAAGTCCTCTAAATCAATAGGGGCTAGCGACATATCGCTCTGGCGAACATCCTGCTCACACTTGACATAGTCACGCATCGCTTTCCGCTCTCTTGCATCGCTGCAAGGGAGCAGAATCTTACCAAACATCAACGAAAGTTGACGAATGGCAAGAATTGAGTCGATACATGGCTCGTCAAGTAACGCACCACTACCGCGTTCGAACACACGATCCAGGAAACCTCCTAGAAATAGGGGGAGACCTGCTTTCCAGCGGAAACCGCTGAAAAGACGTCGATCGACATACCCTTGGTCAAGACTTTTTTCGAAGTCCTTTCCAAAGGTAGGTAGGGTTATCGTCAAAAACGAAAACCCCTCATGTTCAGAACGCACCTGGACAGTTTTAATGTCCATGGTGGCGCTACAGTGACATCTACTAGCTGATTCTTCAGCTAGCTTACTCCAGAGCAACAATAGGCTTTTCAAAGGCCCTCCTTATAGAGGTGACTTTTCCTAGCCTATAGCTGGTCTACAGTTAAGCCACAGCGGATGCAATCGCATCAATGATGCGATTGACCCACGATTCGAGCCCACTGAACAAGTGAGCACGAATTGCGGCACTGACCAGGATTCCGAGGATCAAACCCCAAAATACTATTAGCATTACTGCTAAAAAGTAAAACAGGGAATTGATCCACCAGGGATCCTTGTATTCGCGATCTACGACTCACCTCCAAGAATCTTGGAGATCAGTGCGTCGGTCGACGCGGTGTAAATGGTCTTGAGACCGTTGTACACCGCCAAGGCCTCTGCGTTCGTGTACCCGACGACAGGCACGTCGAAGACGATGTAGTTACTCATCGAAACCTTCGTGTTCTGCGCCGGAATAAACGGATCCGTAGTGACCTTGGAATGGTCAACCCTAAGCACACGACGTGTCCTACGCCCGTAGGCGTGGGATGCCGTGAGCTTAATAAGCCCATCCGCACTCGTGTACTCCGAAGCGTTGGTACCCGTACTAGTACGGGGCAACGACGACGTCGTACCCGAGATGGTAATGGACTGTGGGTCTGTAAACGCCATAGGCGTGCTCCTTTTCTGGTAACCTTTCGGTTACCGGTGTTGACAGCAGTGTAATAACTGCCTAGAGACTCCGGGAAATTCCGAGAGCCGCCAGGATGGCCTTCTGGATGGTGGATAGTCCATCGAAAGAAAGGCCAAAACCAAAGGGGTTTGCCCGAATCCTCTGCTTGGTTTCAGTAACCAAGGTTAGGTTCGGAACACTCTGAAAGGCTTGAATGCCTGACGGAGTGATACTATAGGTATCTTTCACGATGGTTTTCTCCATCATGTACCCATAGTGCATAACCAGACCGTCGCTGGCCCAATCCGAGAGATTCGAAATGACATCTCCGGTATTGCTGAACCAGTCGACAGCCCAGCTCCAGGGAGCGATATTCCAGAGAGTTTCTGGAGTCAGTGAGAGGCCAAGAAGTTTCTTGGCCTCCAGGGCATAACGACCCATTGTCGAGCGGGTATCCAAACCGCGCGGCAAGGAGTACGTAAATGACCCAGAGAACCACTGACTGCGGACGATCTCACGTCTGCGATATACGTTCCCAAGGGGTGTATTGTCCCCCTGCAAAATTGAGTCACTAGGAGCATATGATGCTCTAGTGGCACTCTTAAACAGGGTTTCATCCACACTCCTCTGAATAGGGAAGCGGTAGGTTCGCCTCACAGACCTCCCGGCATCGCGCTCGTACTGTGTTAAAACAGTGTTAGCGTGATGCACGGCGTACGCAAAGTTGCGTACGTCATTAACGAGAGGTCGCCAACCGAACTCGACGTTCAAGAACTCATCAGCAGCTTTCTTAGCTGCCTTGGTTCTTGGCTTCCAAGTTTGGGATCCCACGAGGTGTGGGAGTCCATCCTTGTAAAGCTCGCCGAGAAAGGTTGCGGCGTCTGCCACTGAGTTAGTGGGCTTACAACGAGCGATAGCTGTGGTTCCTTGCTTCACGAGACTACCATTGGTAGACTCGAGAGTAGGTGGCCAAAACATATCGGCCGTTCGAATTGGGCTTACGGGCCCGACAAAGTGTCGGGTCCTAGTTCCTACAACATTACTGCCAGACGTCGAAATCCCTTTGGATTCGGCGTACTGGCGCGTGGTGTAGAAATTACCACCCAAATCCCTAACGTCCCCGGTTTTCCGGGATCTGAAGGGATGCCCTTCCGAGACAGTTGTCTGTCTCCCTTTTATCGAACCCATAGACGAGCGGGTCGGCCCGACCTTTACGGTTTGACCGGTCTGCGGATTAAAATCCGTACCAGTAACAGTTCCGTCTCCGAAAGGAAACTCGACTGCTCTGGTCCTTGTCTTAGGGGGCGACAAAAGGCTATTCAACTCCTTTGGGGTTTGTACTAACCATTACTGGTTAGGGTGTCATTGCACTGCGTCTGGC